GGCCAGCTATCTATAGAAGATATAAAACTCTTTATTGAATTTCTTTCTTATTGTTATAAAAATCTTGAAATACATGAGCCTCCAGAAATACAATTGGTTTTATCAAGAAATAATGAGATGACTTCTGGAGGCTATTTACCAGAAGATAATTTAGTTATTACTTATATTAAACATAGACATATTATAGATATCTGTAGAAGTGTAGCACATGAATTAATGCACGCAGATCAATGTCAAAATGATAGACTAGAAATAGATGAAGAAGATTCAGCAGGATGTCCCTCTGAAGTAGAAGCAACTGTTTTTGGTGCTAAAATGATGAGAGAGTTTTCAAAATTACATCCTGAAATATATAGAGAGTAATGGGATTAGGATTAAAGAAAAGAACTTCTCAAATTAGTAATATAAATGAGAATCCATATAATGCTGGATCTGGGCCTAATCATCCAAGTAGAAAAACAGACCGAAACTCCTCCTTTATACTTCGAGACATCAGTCTAGAAAATATAGATCAATTAGTATATAAAGAATTTAACAGAAAATTTAATTTAGCTGGAAACCCTATTGATTTAATATTATTAGATACTGAAGTATCAGCTTATAAACAATTACATCCAGAAGCTTTTGATAAAGTAAAGGAATATTTAGCTCTTCCTTGGTTTTTAGTCTGGAGAGGAGCAGCTAAGCCTTTATTTAAAGTAAATCCAGCTAAAAAAGATGTTATTTATAGTATTCCAACTATGAAACCTCAAGGACTAGTATATGAAGAATATGTTGCTCCAGCTCCTATTTATATGAAGTTTCCTTATACTTTTAAGTTTTTAACAGCATTCAGAGAAAATACAAATCAAGTAGAGACTCAAATAATTGAATATTTCAAAAATAGAAGAAATGTTTTAATACAAGATGGAGAAAGATTTGAAATTAAAATGGTTGATAAAGATGCTTTGGGAGAATTAGTTGTAGCTGATAGAGAAGGTACAGGAAGAACTCTTTATACAATGACTTATCAATTAGAAGTTATAGGATACTTAAGAGATTCAAAATTAACTCAAAAAAGAGAAGCAATTAATTCTATAACAATAGATTTATCTGAAAGAATAGAAGGTAAAGAAGAAATCTTAATAAGTCAATCAGTAACTAAGTTAAAAGTTTAGTTACATAGTGTATTTTTTAATATTCTATATTTAATAATAAATTACTTTACTACGTTAGAAAATAAAAAATAATGGCACAAACATTAAATACAGGATCTGGAATCTACTATAACGAAATAGATTTAACAGTAGTACAACAAAATGCAGGTACTTTTGCCGGTGCCGCAATTGCTTTGACAGAAAAAGGCCCTGCTTTTCAATCAATGGGATTTTCTACATTTGATAATTATGCTTTGAGAATGGGAACTTTAAATCCTAATTTTAAATCATCTTATTTTGCTAGTGAATTTCTTGCTCAAGCAGGAAATTATAAAACTGTTAGAGTATTAGGACTGGAAGGATATAATGAGAATATATCTTATAACTCTTCTAATGTAAATGTTGGAGGGACAGGAAAAGCATTTGTTATAATGTATGCAAATAATAATGCAGCAACTCCTGCATCATCTGTAAAAAGAATAACAAACATTTCAGGTAATACTATTTCTTTATCAGAAACAACAGGGTTATCAGGAGGAAGTCCTATTACTATTAAAGGAGTACATGGAGTAGGCGATGCTGCAAATCCAAATAATACTCCAAACGTAACAGTTCCTTTATCAGGATTATATTATATTAATGATATTAATGGATTAAATATAACATTAAGCCAATATTCAGGAAATCCGCTTGTTTTAACTCCAGTTACTTTAACTGGTACTTATGTGCAAGGAACAGGACAATTAGCCGGAACACAACCTGTAATAGCTGCTGCCCATTCAATTGCAGCAGTACTAAAACCAAGACGTTCTTTAGATCCTTCTTTTGCTCCTATTGATTATATAACAGTAGCAGAAGCAACAGCTCCTGATGGAACTGTAGGAGCTACAGATTACTTATTTTCTATTAATATTTATTATGAAGGGAATCAAATAAGTAATCCTCCTCTTGGTCCTATTAAGGTTTCATTAAGACCTGGAGATGCACACTATATAGCAAATGTGTTTGGAACAAACCCATTAGATTCAACAAAATTATTAGGAACATCATCTCCTTTATGGGTAGAGTTTGTATATCCTTCAGTAAAATGTATTCCATCTACTGATGGTGCTTCTGGATATTATTATCCTGGTTTTGGAGCATCTAATTCACAAGAATACGATCCACAATCTTCTACACCAGGATCATTACCAACTCCTTTAACTTATCTTGATATAGTTACAGGAAATATGACAGTAGATTTAAATTTCACATATCAGCCATTAGGAATTACTGTTGTAAGTATAGTTGATGGATTGATAGAAATTGCAACAGCAGTTGCTCATCATTATACTAATGGATCATTAGTTAAACTTGAAGGGACTGGAATAACTGGACTAGACAATACTTGGCATATTACAGGAGCAACAACAAATGTATTTTATGTAAAAGATGAAAACGGAAATAACCCAACTTATAATGGAGCTCCTATATCAGGAGTTTATACACAAACAACTTCTTCATTAGCAAGTAAAGTATTTACTCCTACTTGGGAACCAGAAATAATGACTTTAGGTGGTCAAGGACAAGAAATACAATATCAAACTCCATTATCTCCTTGGTTTGTTTCAGATTTTGACCATAATGGACAAACTCAACGTTTATTTAGAGTATGGAGTATTTCAGATGGAGAATCTGCTAATACAGAAATTAAGTTACAAATTTCTAATATTAATCCTAATGGGAATAATAGTTATGGATCATTTGATTTATTAGTAAGAGATTTCAATGATTCTGAAGATGGAGGGATCGTTGCTTATGAAGTTTGGTCAAACTTAACAATGAATCCTAAATCATCTAATTACATACTTAAAAGAATAGGAGATGGAGATCAATATAAACTGCAATCCTCTTATATTTTTATAGAAATGAATTCTGATGATGTAATAAATACAGGAGCTTTACCTTATGGATGTGAAGGATATCCAAATATATCAGGGTTAAGTACTCCTGATATATCTTTTACTACACAATATAATTTAGCTAAACCAATTTCAAGACAAATATTAGGGTTATCAAATAATTCTATCAATACATTTAAAGCAGTTACTTCTGATAACTTATCATTTAAAAATATAAGTTCATCAAATTCAGTAAGTAAAGGGTTTCATCTTAATCCTCAATATTTAACAGCTCAAGATCCAACAGTTATTGGAGGAGCAGGGGTAGGAGGAGTTCAAGATGTAACTTTATACAATACTTTAGAAGGATATTTCTTTTTAACAGATCATAGAGCATATAATGTATCTTCAACTAGTTCAACTAAAGTAACAGGATTACAAAAAGTAGCAAGAAGCCAATATGTAGTATGTATGTTCGGGGGATCAGATGGCTGGAATGTATATTCTGAAAGAACTTGGGATGATGAAACTACTAATGATAGAATAGCTTTAAATAAAGCTATAGATGTATTAAGCGATAAAGAAAGTTTATACACTGACTTTTCAGTATTAGTTACTCCTGATTTAGACTTTCAAAATTTTCCTACAGCAACTTCCGCTGTATTAGAAATGGTTAAAACAAGAGCAGATGCTATTTATTTATTTGATTTTGATTATGGATATATAAGTGGATTAAGACCAACTATTAATTCAACGAGTGCAAAAGAAGCATTAGATGGTTCTGATATGCACTCATCTTTCTCAGCTTGTTATTATCCTGATGCTCAATTAGCAGATAATTTAAATGGAGTTAATCCTTGGGTGCCTGCATCTATAGTTGCTTTAGCAACAATAGCTTCAACAGCAACTAATGAAAATGTTTGGCAACCACCAGCAGGTTCTTTAAGAACGGTTACTACTAATTTAATTAGAACTAGAAAAAGAATGCTAGAAGGAGATAGAAACATTCTTAAATCAGGACATATAAATCCTATTACAGAATTTCCAGGAACAGGATTTGAAATTACAGAATCTAGAACCACTCAAGATGTTTTTTCAGCATTATCTTTTATTCATAATAGATTATTATTAGGCTATGCTAAAAAAGCTTTAAACCAAGTTTTAAGACCTTTATTACAGCAATTAAAATCTCAACCAACAAGAGATGCTTTCTTAAATGCAGTAAGACCAATATTTGCACGTATTAAAAGAGCAAATGGTTTATCTGACTTTGATGTAATTGCAACTGGATTACCAGAAGATCAAACAACATTACATGGTAGAATAGTAATTGTACCATTATATCCAGTAGAAAAGATAGTTGTAGATTTTGTATTACAAGATGGAGCAATTAACTATAACAATCAATAAAAAGAAAATGAAAGAAATAGATAAATTAATAGAAAAAATCTTAGTAGAGTCTTCAACAAAAGAAGACTCTAAAAAAGAAGTAATTAAAGAAGTAGAAAAGAAAGGCCCAAGTAATAAAATAGCTAAAGGCTTAGCTTCTTTAGATAATGCTTACACTTCTTTGTTTGAAGCTTATAGACAAATTAAAACACAAATGCCTAATGAATTTGTTCAATTATATGATAATGATAGAGCTTTAGGCCCTATTCTTATAAATATAAAAGAAGTAATGGAAGCACTTGAGAATCAAATTAACTCTATAAAAAGCCAGTTAAAAGTATAATTATAAAAGATAATGAAAAACAAAGAATATAATTTAGTAAAGCCCTTTCAATCAGGTATAGTAAATGTAGGAGAACTATTTTCTTCTATGCCTAATGACTTTGAAGTAGTAAGAAAGGATTTATTTTCTTTAGAATTTCCTCCTTCTTTTGGAATAAGTTCTAAATTCATCGTAACAGCAGCTAGACCTAAAGTAAAAAATAATTCAAAAGAGGTACCTTTTAAAAATATAACTTATTTCTATAAAGGTAAAACACAATGTGAACCTATTTCAGTAGCTTTTAGAGATTGTATAGGACCTTCAGTATATCGTCAACTTCAATTATGGCAAAATATGCACACTGATTTCTTAACAGGTCAAGGAGGATATGCAGCTACATATAAGCAAACTTTAAACTTATATATAGAAGATCCATTGGGTGCAGTTATTCAAAAGTTTATACTTGAAGGCTGTTTTATAACTGATTTAGATGGTGGTGATTTAGATATGAAATCAGACGATATTGCAGAAGTGAAATTCACAATTCAATATGATACATATAGAATGGATTTTTGATTAAAGTGTTGTATATCAATAAATTATATTAAAAGAAGATTATTTAAAATAATTTATCATAATTAAGGAAAAATTAAACCTCTTGCATATTTATAATAAAATATAAAGTTATGCAAGAGGTTTTTATTTGTTTATATTGTAACAAAGAATTAAAAAATCAAAAAGCTTTAGATATCCATATGAGTAAATCTCATACGGAAGAATTTAAGAAAATAAAAGACCAAGGAAAAAACTTTACTTGTCTAATATGTAAAGTAAAGTTTATTACTCAAAAAGGATTAGATACACATCTTGGTAGAAATCATAAGGAGTTTTACGAACTTGAAAAGAAAAAGAGATTAGAAGATAGTCAAAAAAATAATATTGTACAATGTCCTTATTGTGAACAAAGGTTTAAGTCTACACAATCTTTATTAAAACATACAACTAGAACACATAAAATAAGTTCAGAACAAACTATAGTTGATTATAAGTATAGTGGTATTCATCCAGTATGTAAGTGTGGATGTAAAAATAATACTAAATACCATTCAGGTATAAGCGATTTTAATGAATATTTAAAGGGTCATATAGCAAGAGTAAAAAATAACTTTCAAACTGAAAAGTCTATAACTAATTCTAAGAAAACAAAATCAGAAAGAGCAGAGTTAGGGGTTTATAAGGGTATAAAGAAGTCAGAAGAACATAAGAATAAGATAAGACAGAAGAGTTTATTGTTTAAACATTCAGAAGAATCAAAAGAGAAAATGTCTAACTCTCAAAAACAGTGGATAAAAGATAATCCTGAGAAAGCTTCTTATTATAATGTACAATTCTGGAAAGACTATTGGAAAGATCCCCAACATAGATTTGACCAGGGAGTTAATGTTTAGAAGAATACAAGCATAAAAAACAATTAGAAGAAAAAGATTCTTCAGAAAGCTATATTTACCTTATTAAAAATAGAGAGTATTATAAGATTGGGTATACTAGTAAAACTCCTTATGACAGATTAGATCAATTACAAGAAAGTACTCCTGAGAGATTACTATTAGTTAATTGTTTTAAAACTAAGCATAAGTTGAAAATAGAAAAAAATGTTACATGAAAAGTTTAAAGAACAAAGAATAATTAAAGAATGGTTTAAATTATCTCAAAAAGATATAGATAATTTTAAAAGTTATTGTGAAAAAATTTGAGGAGATCTTAGATCAATAAAACTCTTTATATATTAAAAAGCTTACTAAATCAATAGTAAGCTTTTTATTTTTTCTATCAAAGCTGCTTTAGACAGTGTTCCTGAAGTATGAAGAATAATTTCATTATTCTTCATATATATTAAAGTTGGGATGTTTCTAATACTATATTGAATAACTAGTTTTTCTTCACTTTCTATATTATATTTTAAAATCACAACTTTATCTTTAAATTCTTTTTCTACTTCCTCTAAAACTTTTGAAAAAGAATTACAAGGCTTACACCAAGGTGCCCAGAAGTCAATAATTACTAAGCATTCTTTATACTGATTTAATAGCTCTTTATAGTTTTTATCTGTAAGTTCCATATCTATATTTTCTTTTAAATTTAATTAAATAAATAAACTTATATTTAATATAAAATAATAAAATAATGGCAACAAAAAGGGAAAAACAATTAGTTACTATTCTTCTGAAAGAAAGAATAGAACATGCAACAGGGAAAAAAGTTGTTCTTAAAGAAAATAAAAAAAGAATCTTAAAAGAAGAAACTGAATTAGATCCTAACACACCAGTTAGGATTCAAGTTACTGGTGAAAAGTATGATGGATTTAATTCAGAAGGAGGTCCTTTTAAAAAGACTTATACTAGTTCTTTAGAAAGAGTTTTAAAAAGAATTCTAGAAGTTCATAATTATAAACAAGAAAACCTTAAAACTATTGAAGAGTTCGTTAAAATTTTAAAATATAGTAATGGGGATGGTTGTGATTTCGTAACAGAAGTGAAAATGTTAGAACCAGAAAAGAAAATACTATTTTCTGATTATGCTGAAACAGGAAAAAAAGTTGTTATTGAAGAAGGAACATGGATATTACCAAGAACAAAGGTAAAAATAATTGAAGTACAAAAATCTTTAGATAAAATTAAATCTTTAAGAAAAGAATTATATGATATATTAAGAGATGATGAATTACTTGATTGCCTTGATAAAGCTTTAATAAGAGGAAAGAGACTAGTAGATTATTCAATTAAAAATTTAAAGCAAGATTAACTAATATTACTTATAAAACCTATTTAAATATTAACTTAAATAGGTTAGTAATATAAATTAACAGATCATTAAAATGACTTTATTAAAACAAATTTATGAAAGTCATATCTTATTTACTAAGATTTAAGTATTTTATTAAATTTAAGATAACAAAAAAAATAATAGTAAGACAAGGGTGTTCGGATCGGGCACACATCCTATTCAAGATTACAGAATTGAAGAAACAAAATGCGGATAAGACACTTAGAACTAACTATATCTACAAGTCTTGGCAATGTCTCCAGAAGTCGATACCCAAGCACTGTGAAAAATGACGAAGATATGGTTCCGTACGGTAGCGGTCGGGTTGAGTAGGTGTCAGTTGAGAGATCTGTAAAATAAAAATTCTCTCAAGAATATTTGGAGTAAGATAAGTTCAATAACCTGAATAAATGGTTATTAAGAGAAATATCTCACTTCACAGTAGAAATACTTCTATGAAAATCACTAAAGTTTTATCAAATTTAAAGAAACTAATAAGTATAATTATGTCACTTACTAAAAAAGAAAAGAGATTTAGAAAAATTTGGGGAAGACCTTCTAAAGGAAAGATTCTTGTAAATGGTGAAATACCCAAAAAGAAAAAATCAAATAAAGATCCAAAAGATAAAAATAAGAAGTTTGAGTTAACTGATGAAGTAAAAGAACAATATAATGAATTAAACAAACTACATCATGTAGATAATCCTTCTACTGAAGAATGTCCTTGTTTTTAGTACAAACTTTATATTTAATATAAAATAATAAAATAATGGCAACAAAAAGAGAAAAACAATTAGTTATATTACTTCTAAAAGAAAGATTACAAAGAAAAATAAACAAAAAAGTAATTTTAGAAGATATAGATTTAGAATTATCAGTAGAACTATTTTGTAAAGATGTATTAAAATTAGGTTCTAAAGAGAATCTTTTTGATAAATTTATGAAAGAAAATGGAATTAAATCAGAAAACTTAAGTGATTTTATTAAAGAGGTAATATCTTATATACAAAAAACTTATATAGTATAATGAAGTTACTTAAACGTTCTATACTTAATAAAGATCTAAAAAGATATATAGGGAATCATACTAAATTAAAGTTTAGAGAAGATAATAAGTGGTATTGGTTTAAAAATTTTAATTCTAGTTTTGATGGTCTATTTTTAGAATTAGCAGGAGTAGGAATAAAGTTTAAAAAAATAAATGATATTACAGAAATATATAATACTGAGTTATACAAAATTGAAGATAATATAATGGAAGATATTGATAAGAAAGATTTAGAAAAGGGAGTTAAAGTAGAAAAAGAACACAAACCTACTTATAACAAAATTATAGAATTTTATAACAAATTTAAAAAAGTCCCTTCAAAAGAAGAGTTCTATAAATGGATAGCAGAAGATCATGAAGATGAGTTCCCAGAAAAAGAATATTATAAAGCTTTAGAAAAGATGGAGAATGAGCTCAAAGAAAGGAAAATTATAAAAGAAGACATTTTTGATAATAATTTTACTCCTGAATTGCAAGAAGCGAATACTGTAGAGAAACAACCAGAAATAAGTTCTGAAGAAAGAATTGAAGAGGTAATAGATGTAAGAGTAGAATTAGAAAATATAGCAAATACTATTGAAGAACTTTTATTAGCTAAAGATAAATTAAGCTTAATACCTATTAAAGTAAATACAGCAGTAAGATTACAAAATATTTTAGGAGCTATTAAGAACTTAAGAAACAATCTTGATGATTACAGTATTATAACAGAGTCTGAAGACTTAGTTTCTAATACTGAACAAGAAAAACAAGCAGGGGAAGAAGAAAGAGAAAAGGAAGAAAGTAAACAAGAAATTCTTTATGGAAGTGTTTCATTTGAAAAGAAGGATGTTGAAACTATACTTGAAAGTAATTATAAGATATTAAGTAAAGAGAAAAAACTATGGAAAATAGCAGTAAGAAATCCTTTTAGAGAAAATAAAGAAAGTTTATTTAATTACAATCTAGAAGTATTTTTTGATAAAAATTGTTTAGATATTACACCTACATATTTAACAGAAACAACAGAAAAACTAGCAAATAAAGTTTTTCAAGAAGTATATGAAGATTTACAAGCTATTAAAAGTAATAAAAATATAATAAGTGAAGAAATTGCTTTTTCAGGTTCCTATAATAAAGCTAGTAATCTTTTTTTTATTGATGTAGTTAAGCAATCATTACTAGGAGAAGATAAGAATATACAAATAGCAGAAGAAGAAATTGAAGCTAAAGAAGTAAGAGGAGATAAATATAAAGAAGCAAAAGTAGATCTATCTATATTTACTCAAGGGGTAAATATAGAAAATTATAAATTTAGTGATCTTCTTATATCATTTGATATAGACTATAATTCAAATGAATCAGTAAGTCCTGAAAATGAAATAACTCCAGAATATAAAACAAATAGTATAAATATTACTAAAGTAGAAGTTATAGAGGTAATGGTAGATGGAGATAAAATAGATTTATTAACAGAAACAAAAGAATTTCTTAATAAAGTAAATTGGAAAAAATACATAGGAGAAAAACTAAAATAATTTCTTAAAAAAAGCCTTATAAAAATTTTTATAAGGCTTTTTTTTATTTATCTAAAACTTTTAATAAGGAAGAAGCTTTAAAAGAAATTGTTTGTAATTGAGATTTATTAAGTGTTTCTTGTTTCAGAAGGGAAACTACTTTTTTCCAAGCATCAGCTTTAGTTTCTAGTGTATACTGAAGAATAGTAACCTTAGTTATTAGAGAGTCTATATCAAAAGCCTCTTCATCTTCTTGTAAGTTATCATTTTCTTGCAGAGAAGAAATTATGTTATTGAAATCTATTTGGTCTTTTATAAGTACATTTCCTATTTTAATATAACCATTTGGCTCTATAAAAGCTTTTATAGGTGATTTAGTAATTCCAAAAATATCATAGCTTATTAAGTTTTTAGAATACTTTTTTTCATTACTAAAAGATAAATTATTTTGTTTACACCAAGCTAATAAATTTTTTACATTCTCTCTTTGACTTAAGTTAGAAAAACTTGTATTTTCTTCTTTTAATTTTCTTTTTGAATTATTTTCAGTGAAAGAAATTGTTTTACCTTCATTTGAAGCACTATCAATAACTTTACTGACTGCTTTAACATCAGCACTTCCTGTTGTATTAGAATCAAGAGTAATATTATTATTGTCTTCTTTTAAAGAAGATAAAACATCATCAAGAGTAAATTGAATTTCCTCTCCTTCATCAGTAGTTCCAGTACAATTTCCATCATCATCGCAATCTGTAGCAAGAATATTTGACTTAGTTATAGTAGCTCCGTTAGGCGAAATTTGTTTAGAAATGGTAATTGGTTTTTTATTAATGAAAGATTGTCTAAAAGAATTAACTGAAATTGTATTTTCTTTTAATAATTTAGTTATAAGATTATTTATGTTTTTCATCTAATAGTATTTTTTATAAATATAAGTTTTTATTGATTTTTTTTTTAAATTTAAACATAAATAATAACTAATTATATGACATTAGACAACAAGTATGATAAAAATCTAATAGTAGATCAAAAGTATATTGATACTCTTCCTGATTTACAAGATGGAGATGGAATTAAAGGAGCAAAAGTTAAAATACAGAGAGTTGGAATTTCTAATTTTAAACTTCCTTTACAATTTGTAACCAAAGAAGGACAACCACTAGTTTTAGAAACTTCAGTTACAGGAACTGTATCTTTAGAAGCCCAGAAGAAAGGAATTAATATGAGTAGAATAATGAGATCTTTTTACTCTTATAAAGATCAAGTTTTTGAATTAGATACAATTAAAGACGTATTAAGTTCATATAAAATTGATCTTAATACATTTGAAGCAAATATTTCTCTTAGAATATCATATCCTATGATACAAAAGTCATTAAGATCTAATTTAGAAGGATATCAATACTATAATATAGTGATGGAGGGGAAATTAGATAAAAGGGGAGTATATTCTAAATATATACATTTTGATTTTATATATTCATCAGCTTGTCCTTGTTCTTATGAATTAGCTCAGCATGCAATTAAAAATAGAAATAAAGTGGTAGTATCTCATTCGCAACGAAGTATAGCAAGAATATCTTTAAAAGTAGAAGACATGCTATATTTTGAGGATATAAAGGATATATGTTTAGAAGCTCTTCAAACAGAAACTCAAGTAATGGTAAAGAGAGAGGATGAACAAGCATTTGCAGAATTAAATGGATCTTATCTTAAATTTGTTGAAGATGCTTGTAGATTGCTTTATGAGAAGTTTGATAGAGTTTCTCAAGTAAGCGATTTTAGGATTATTTGTAGTCACATGGAAAGTCTTCATTCTCATGATGCAGTAGGAGTAATTGTAAAGGGAGTAGAAGGCGGGTTTACTTCTGAAGTGGAACATTCAGTTTTTAATAATTTAACAATAGAAAAATAAAATGAAAAAGACTTTAATAGATTTAAAAACTAGAGTAGAAAGTTTTGTAAAAGAAATATCATTAAACGAAGAGCAAGAAAAAGAATTTAAAAGTATTATAGAAGTATCTGGAAATTTTAAAACTGGAGCTCTCTTTATAGAAGAAAAAACTTTTAGGGATTATACAAAAGATTTATTAGTTCATAAATTTCTTTTTTCTAAAAATAAAGATGGAGAATTAACTCAAAAGATAAAAGTTTTTATTTTAGATTTCTTTAATTTGCTTTATCCAGAAGCTAATAGAGAAAGTATAGAAATTAAAATAGAAATATTAGAATCTAGTATAAAAGTAATAGAATTAACAGACTTAACTAAAAGCTTATTTGATACAGTAATTAAAACAAACATTTTATAATATAAAATCATGGACACATTACAAGAACAAACACAAGATTTATTATCAACAGGAAATACAGTATCTTTACAACAAGGACTTATTCCTACAATCCCGGCTTTAGATAATTGGCCTTCTCAAGAAACAAAATTTATTTATTCAGAAGAAGCTCAAGAAATGGGTGAACAACTTATTTCTAAATTCAGAGAAGATCTAAAAGGCTTAAATATTGGATACGTTTTTAAAGATAAAGCCTCAAAAACAGGAGAAAATGTAGTCTTTGGAGAAGCAAAACCTCAAAGTGATTTACAAAAAGTTCTTCATGAATATGATGCAATCATCGTTGTAGGCTTCGATGCTTGGGAAACTCTTGACGTTGATGGAAAGTATCGTTTAATTTATCATGAACTTGCACATTTTTCTGTCAATCCAAAAACAGGTAAATTAGGAACAGTTCCTCATTTTGTAGAAGAATTCCCTGAAGTAATAAGAGTTTTTGGATTAGGAAAAACAGCAGACGTTGATTACATTCATGCCTACCAAGAGTTTTGTAAAAATAATGGAAGATAATGTCAGATATAAAAGATAAAAACTATATATCTTTTTCTGAATACAGCTTATATAGAAGTTGTCTTTATAAATGGTATGTATCTTATGTTTTAAGAGAGTCTAGTCAAGAAAATGAGTTTTTAGTATTTGGAAAAGCTTTACATGCTACTTTAGAAACAATAGTTAAAAAGAGCCCAAATAGAATGCTATATACTAGAATATTTGAAGATAAGCTGAAAGAGAATAGTAATGGTATTCTTTTAAATTCATATTTTGGCAAAGGAATGACAAGAGATGCTACTGAATTAATTTCTAAATTAAACTATTTTGATAGATTTGCAGATTGGAGACCATTAGTAGATAAAGATAATAATGTGGTTAGTCTTGAAGAAGAACTATTTGAACCTGTAACTGAAGTGAATGGTACTAAGCTTTATTTTAAAGGCTTAGTTGACTATTCTGCAAAACATTTAAAGGAAGATAAATATATTGTTCTTGATTGGAAAACAGGTTTGAAGCCTTGGGACTTAAATAAAAAATTAGGGCATCTAAAATTTGAAGATTATTCTCATAAGTTAGACTCTGGTTATTCATTATTATCTTTAGAAGAACTAGAAGACTTACAAACAAAGATCTTTTTTGGACAAACAGTACTTTACAAGCATTTTTATTCTTTAAAACATAATATAGATATAGATAAAATAAAGATTAGATATTGTGTTTTAACAAGACAACCAGTAGAAGTAGTAGAATATGAAGTGGAAATTCAAGATTCTTTCACTCAATTTATTCTTGAAGATTTTAAAAGAGCTTTAGAGGAAATTTATAAGTTAAAACAAATGAAACCAGAAGAAGTCTTAGAATATATAAAGAAAAATAAAGTTATTCATAAGAAATCAATTGATATGGTATGCAAATATTGTGATCTTAAGAAAAGATGCTAAATTTTATTAAATTTAAAATAAAAATGAAAAAAAGACCAGCGGTAGGAATTGTAATAGATTATAGTATAAGAATACCTGATTTTAAAAGTTGTTATTCAAAATGTAAATCAGAAATCATTTCTGGAGCTATGTCTAGTGAAGGTGTTGACCTAGCAAGAGAAGAAATAAAAAAATCAGGAACAAGTAGAGATTTTTGGATTAGTCTACAAGAAGACGGAGGAGATGCTTATTCTTTTTATGAAAAAACAGCAGGTCCTCAAGAAAATTTTGGCCCTGATTTTGATTATACTTATAAAAAATATTTTTATAACGATGAGCATAGACTAAGATTTCTTGAAGATTGGTCATATAATCTATTTGGTCAAGGATCTGTTACAAATGCAACAGATTTAAATATGATAAATATTTGTCAGTCTAAAATCTGTGATGTTATTTTAATAGATAGAACAACTAACTTGAGAAAGATTCCAAATACATTTGCATTTTTAAGTAGAACCCAAGCTTTTGTAAAAGGGACTTCTTTTATAAATACTAGAGAAGAATTAGAAAGACTAGTAGAAACTAAAGAACTACTTAAGATATATGACGCAGTTGAAAACCCATCATTAGTATTAGTTCCTGGAAGATCTAAATTAGGAGAACCTTCAGAACCTTTTTTAAAATGGCTAATGGATCTTGAAAAAGAATTAAATACTAAAAAATAAGATAAATGAGAGAAATAAAAGTAAAAAATAAATCAGTTTTTAGAAAAGAATTAGAAAGTTCTTTTGCTGTAAAAAAAGACAAGGAACTTTCTACAGAAGAACGTAAAGAAGCTAGATATAAAAAACTAGATAAAATTTTTGAAAGCATAGGAAATAAAAAAAATAGATATCTATTTTATTGCCCAGATATACCTTTTGCAAATTCAATGGTTAAAGTTATTTATGAATATGTACATTTACTTAATTCTGCAGGTTATAATGCACAAGTTCTTCATGAACAAACTGGATTTAAACCTAATTGGTTAAAGTATGATTGGATAAAGGATATAGAGATAGGTTATTTATCAGATAAGAAAAAACAAGGGGGTTATTCAATGCCTACATGGGACTTCAAACCAACAGATACCGTTATTATTCCAGATGGTTTTTGGGAAGTAATGAAAAGTCTTTATCAAATAACATCTTTGCATAAAGTAGTTCTATGCTTTGGCTATTCTGGTTTATCAACAATTGATCCAGGAATCAGTTGGAGTCTTGTTGGAATTACAGATGTAATTTGTGTTTCAGAACAAGTAAGAGATGATTATAAACAACTTTGGCCAGAAATGAATTATCATGTAGTTGGTTATGAAATTAATTTTGATAAATTAGAGCCTATAGAGCCAACTGAAGTAAAACCAATTATAGGACTAATGGCTCGTTCAAGAGAAGATGCTCAACAAATTATTAATATATTTTTTACTAAGTATCCTTTTCTTGATTTGTTTCAGTTCAAAATAATGAAAAAATTAAATACAGATCAATATTTTGAAATACTAAGAGAATGTGCTGCTTTAGTCTTTATTGATGAGAAGGCAGGCTATCCTGCTCCTCCAATTGAAGCTCTTGCTGCTGATGTTACAGTAATTGCACCTTATGGAAGAGGAATGTCTCATATTCTAAAAGAAAAAAATATTATCTGGACATCTTCTACTGATAACTTCTTAATAGTAGAAGAATTAGCAGGATTTTGTTTAGATTGGCTAGAAAAAATTCCAGAAACAAATAAGAAGAGTATTATTCTTCTTAACAAATTTAAACAAAAAGAAGTATTAAAGAACTTATTAACTACTATGGATAGCTTACAAGAATATAAAGTTAAGTTTTTTACTGCAGTTAAAAAAGCAGCAGAAGAAGGGAAATTAGATGATTCACAATTAGATTTAAATTAATATGGCAGAAGCTAAAAAACCTGGGAGACCAAAGAAGGCTAAAGTAGTTGAACAAATTAAGAAAACTATAAGTAAAAAAACTTCTGTAAAAGAAAAAGAAGATATTGAATTTATAGAAAATGAAATAGACGTTACAGAAACTATAACTGCTGAGCAATTAGAAAAAATTGAACAAGATGAATCAGTTTTTAAACAAGCTTCTTTACATGATAATAAGTTTCATCCTCAATTTCAGAATAAAGAATATGAAAGTTTAGATAATGCTTTAAAGGGAAAAATAAAAGAAGAACCTAAAAAAGTTACAAAAGAGGAACTAGATTTAATACAAAAGCAACAAGAAATAGAAAAGTATTCTAAAGCAATATCAATGAGGGGAGAACTTAAGTATTATCCTCCAACTAATTCAGTAATAGAAAAAGAAACAGAAGAGAATTTAAAAGTTCAATCAATTAATCTTTTAATGTCAAGACATAATTATCATTATATAGAAGCAAAAGCTCAAATAGAAATTATGTTAAAAGATATGACTGCTTTAGAAGTAAGAGAAGTTATAACAAATAACCAGTTTGTAAGATATTCTACTGAAATAAAAGAACAACCAAAGAATATACAAACTGGAATACAGATAGAGAGTAAAGAACATAATATAAAATACTATTAATAAGATGAAATCAATTAAAATACTTAATATTATAACGAGAAAAAAAGGTTGTAAAGAAAACTCTTCTACTATTGATTCTCTTAAAGCTTCTTATAAAAAAGAGGAACAAAACTTTGTAACAGTAGAATATGATGATGAGATTTCTGAAGCAAAAGCAATTAATGATATAGTTTCAAATACAGAAAATATAGATTATATTTGTATTATTCCTGAAGGAAGTATAGTTTCTAAGAACTATGAAAAAATAATTAAATTATATATTAAAGATTTATCTGCTGTTTATTTACCAATAGTAAGTTATTGTTATAATGAAGAAGATCCTGAAAAAGAAATTTTCAAAGGGTTCTTGAATACTATTATGTGGAAGGCACATCTTGCAAAAGAGCTTGGAGAAATGAAGCTTGATCTTTCATTAAAACAAGCAGATACATCTCTTTATTTTTCTTTAATTCCTTTAGATCTCTTAAAAGAAGAAAAACTAGCGGAAGATTATAAATATTTCTCTCATTTTGAATATTTAAATAGAATATTAAGCAAAGAAAAAAAAGTTTTTGGAATACAGAAAGTTTGTGCTACTCTTTTAAAAGATTATGAATTAAAAGGTGAAAACAAAGATTTAAAAAGAGAAGAATTTGAAAGAGCTAGAAAAACATATTTAGAGAAAGAATAATGGGAAGGAAGAAAAAAGACAAATCAAAAAATTACTTTGGGGAAGAAGAAGAACTAGCTGTTAAAGAATTCTTATGTGAAACAACTTCACAAGTAAGAAAGAATGAACTTTTTTCTAAAACTATAGAACCAGCGCTTAGAGAATTAATAAGGGGAGTTCTAACGATGCCTCAATTTCAAAAAATAATTGGGCTTTATAAGGACTTTGATTGTGAAGAGGGTGCATATTATCATCTTATTTTTAATATGCACAAATTTGATCCAAATAGAATAGGAAAAACGGGAGATCCTGTTAGAGCATATTCATATTATGGAACAGCAGTTAAGAATTATATTCTTGGGCTAAAAATTCAAGTAGATAAACAAATTGCAGAACATGGGGGAATAGTAGATATTGATGATGTTTCTGAAGAAATTAAATATGAAAAAAGAGATTCACATTTCTTTGAAGATTTAAAAAAAACTGTTATTTATATACTTTCTAACATTCCAGAGGACCAGAAATTTACTAAGAATGATCAAATAGTTCTTAGCTGTTTAAAATATATGTTAGAAAACTGGCATAAATTAGAATTCCAAGATAAAAATCAGTTTAACAGACTTTTAATAAGTTACTCACAACTCTCTCAAAGTATAGTCATGACAAGTTTAAAGAAAATAAAAACAATTGTTCTTCAGGATACAAAGTTTAAAACAAGAGTTAAAACAGAAGACTAATGGAAAATATTAAGCCAGATGATACTGCTTTAACAAGATTAATGAACTCAGTTCTTAGTTCACTATATGATGACTTAGCAGAAGCAGAAATAAATGTTGGAAGATATAAAGAGTTATTAGAGGACCCTAAGACTTATGAAATGAACATTTCAATGTATGGGCCTTTATTAAATGATGCTCTTAAAATTAAAGCTGCAGTTAGAGATAAAATTATTAAAATGTTATCTACTTTAAAAGATCGAGTTAGAGTAAAAGAACAACAAAGTTCTGATAATAAGTCATCTGATGAGTTTACAGAAGAAGAAC